AACTACAGTATCAAGGTTAAGTTGCGGAATTTCGACATAGATATTTTCATAGAGAGAATCATTGTCGACAAGATCACGAATCTTATCTTCCAAAGAATCAGCAGTACGAACTTCAGGGTCTTCTTTATCTTCAGTAGAACTTACAGGAGTCTGATCACCTTGATCAGTTCCACCATAAGATTGATCAGAATCTGCTTGTTGTTCCTGAGAGTTATTACTCTCTCCATCTTGTTCAGAAGAGGAGTCATCAGTCTCTACAATTTCATTAGCAGGGGATTGAGAATTTCCCTGTTGTTCTTGAGAATCAATATCGCAAACTTTTTGTTGTTGCTCATTTTCTTTTTTGCAATACTTATAAAGTTCTTCTGCTGCGATCAGTACGTCTGCAAAGGTTTCCGTATCGGCAATCATGTTGATGATTTCCATTTCTTCGCCACGCTCAATAGGAATATTGACATGACTGCCAATCTTGAACCACAGATTTGCACGGTCAGCAAGATTAAAAGTGGAAATATCGTCATCCTCTATTTGAAAGAAGTCATCATCATTCAACTCCCTGTATCCGTTAAAGAAAGTCTTTGCAAGTCCAGCATACTTACGCTTCATCAATTTCTCAATGCGAGCATCTTCCACAACGTTAACAAACTGGTGTGGAATATGTTTAGGCAAATCTTGATCTGGAGTGTAGAGTGCATGACCAACCTCATGACCAACCAGAAGGTCATAAACGGTATTGCTAGCCTTCTCCCACATGGGAAGAGTCAGGACACGAGTATGCACATTGAACTGTGCAGTAGAAACTTTTTTATGCTCAACCACAAGGTCTTCAGTGGCAAGGAGTTTTGCTAGTTGAGATTTGATTTCGTGTGAGACTGGCATGGATTTCTCTCGTATGAATCCATAATAGCACATTACGAAGAAACCTCCCGTTTCCGGGAGGTCATATAACGCTTCTTAATATTTGCCACTCGTGCCTTTGCTTGTCTTAATGCTTGGGGTTTGAGTTTGCGTTTTTGTTCTTTCTTAGAGTGGTGTTGCCAGTTGGGGGTATTCATTGGTCTTATGGTTTCTTAAACCATGATATGGGAAAATCCTTTGCTTTTCTCAAACCGCAGAACAGTCTCAAATCTGTCCTCTAGTCCAGTCTTGTGAGAGATGACAAAAACATTAGCATCTTTGACAACGTACTTGATAATTTTCAAAAATTCTTCTGTTCCAAATCCATCAAGAGAAGAATCAAACACCTCATCCATAATCAAAAGATTTGTATTAACTGAATTTTTCATCCTTGCAACTTCCCGCCAGGTGAAAAGTAATGCAAGGTCAATTCTCATCTTTTCCCCTTCACTAAAAGAAGCATAGGAGAAATCTTCATGGATAGGGGACTGGACGGTTTCATTGAATTCCTCATCAAGTGTGAAGTTGATATAGAAGTCCATCATTTGAAGATAACGATTGACTTGCTGATTTATCAGCGGTAGATACTTCTTAATGATTTTGGATTTAACTCCACCGTCTTTAAGCAAACTATACGAAAAATCGAAATAGTTGATCGTGTCCTTACGTTGAGTGAGTTCGTCGTATGTAGTTTTTAAATTGTCTTTGAAGGATTCTAACTTCTCATGTTCAGTATTTCGGTTTGCAAGGTTCTCGGTAAGAACTTGAATTTCATGTTCAAGATCTCTGATTTGTCTCTGACATCCAGCGATCTTAATATTGTTTTGAGAAATGCCATTAGTTAGTTTCGAAATCTCCTTCGATAGAGCAGTGAATTGACGCTCTCGCTCCTCTTCCTCTTTAATTGCCTCTTCCAGTTCTTTATAACCAGATTGCAACTCTTTTGCTTTATCTTGAGCGTCTGTAATTCTATTTATTCTAAAGGTCTCTTCGATAGACTGTGTGCATGTAGGGCATACCGTATTTTCTGTAAAGAACTTATGCTCTTTAGTAATAGTAGATACTTTTTGTGAAATCTTTCCTTTAAGATTTCCTAACTTACGAAGTTTATCTGTGGCACCAGTATATTTTTCAAGTTGTTCCTGAAGAGTTTCCAGATTGTAATTCAAAGAATCTGTATCGTGCATATATCCATTCTCTTCATCAAGAAGTCTTTGAATAATCGATTCCTTCTCCTCAATATTTTTCTTTCCACGATTCTCCAGTTCTTCAATGAATCTGGATTGCATATCAACTTTATCTTTCAGAGTTTCTTTTTTAAGCTCAAATACCTTTATATCTTCTCTGAGTTCACGAATCTTCTCTTTGATAACTGCATTCATAGAAGAGAAGATCTTAATATCAAGAAGATCTTCAATAACTTCTCTTCGGTTGTTTGCTGTCAGTTGCATAAATGGAACAAAGGTGCTACTACCCAGAATCACAATCTGAGTGAAAGACTTATAGTTCATCTTCAGAACATTTTGTTCCAACCACTTCTGTTGATCTAAGGCTGCTGCAGATTGATCTAACAGATTATCATCTCTCCAGATTTCAAACACTGCTGGTTTGATTCCACGGATAACTTTCCAATTTGTATTACCTATAGTAAATTCAACCTCAACTCTACAATCCTTATCATTTACAGAGTTGATCAGTTGCGGTTTATTAATTTTACGAAATGATTTTCCAAACAAAGAAAAAGTCAAAGCATCCAAAACAGTGCTCTTTCCAGCACCATTGTTCCCAATGATGAGGGTAGTATTGTTTTTAGTAAAATCAATTTCAGTGTATTGATTGCCAGTGCTCAGAAAATTTTTCCAGCGAATTTTTTCAAATAAAATCATCGTCGCTATCAGGTGGAATTACAATGTCATTTGGAGTTATTATGGAATAATTATATCCATGAATACTACAAGTTTTTATCATCAAATCATCATCTACTTCGATGACGTGCATATCTGGATATCCATTTTCCTCTAACATCATAGCATATCTTGTCGCATCATCCTCATCTTCAAATAGATAGAGGATGTCCTCACCATCATCATTCTTTACAGAGTAAGCTCCCTCTTGCTCTTTTCCATCAATCGTTAGTATATACATTAGACTATTTCACAAGCTTCCTGATAAGTCTTCTGAATTATTCTTTGAAGTTTTGATTTATCAAGATTGGTTTCTGCCTCCTGAATATATCTATTCAAAATTGAAAGGGTATCCTCAGATTCAAAGGCTTCAAATTCACCTTTATCATACCATCCAGCAAACTCAAAATTTTCTACGACTTTGAGGTCAGCAACTCCACTAGAATAAAGTTTATCAACAAATTTCTCAAATTTCTTAATGTCAGATTTTTTCCTGACAATTAATTTGACAATCATACTGTCATACTTTCTGGCATCAAAAGTTTGATAATTTGTATCCTCATAGTAGATATTGTGAAAAATCCTAAATGGATTATTCACTGGAGTATGCTCAAGGGTTTCAGTATCAAACAAATGAAATCCCCTTGTATCACCAACGTCTGTCCAATAAATTTCGTATGGATTTCCTAGGTAGAAGACGTTTTCACTAGACGATCTAGTGTGATAGTGTCCCGAGAAGACCTTGGAGAACTTCTCAAATAGTGTGCTTTCCAAACCGTGCTCCATGACGATTTGTTTATTAACTCTAAATCCTCTGAGTTCAAGGTGCCCCATCGCACACGAGCAAGTTGTACTTTTAATAGATTTGAAAGTGCTTTCTTCATTTTCTTGATTAATCCACGGAATAAAAAGTGTTTTTAAATTTCCCAACTTAACTTCAGTTGGTTCAGAATATACGAATACATTTTCATACTCACGAAGTAAGAGATCTACAGCATTTACTTCATTAGTATTTTTATAATATGCAGTATGATTTCCTACAACCGTATGAACTGTTATTCCCAGTTTTTTCAAACGGTCATAGTAATTATTTTTTGCCCAAGATAGTGCAGAGAAATCAATTCCCTTTCGACTATCAAAGGTATCACCCATGTCAACGACAGTTGTAATACCTTCTTTTTCTAAAGTTGGAAAGAAAACTTCATTATAAAACTTTAGAAAATAGTCATGAAAGAGTTTAGAATTCTTTCGTGCTCCAAAGTGTTGGTCAGTAATAATTGCTACTTTCATCAATAACGTGACTTTGAATGCACAGCGTCCTTGATAGAATTATAATCGCTATAATTTGATCCGTCAATGGTATTACTGTCATCAAACACTTCACTGTAACCGGATCTTTCAAGGATCTTGTTCTTGATTTCTAACTGACGTTTCTCCCTTTGAATCCTACGAAGAAACGCATAGTGAATAATTTGCGTAAAGTATGCAAAAGGATTCTGTGACTTCTCTGGATTGAAGTTGTGAATGTACTGAACACAATTTTCAATACCATCAGAAATCATGTCCTCTTTGAACATGTAGTTCACAAAGTTTGGTTTGAAAGATAGGTGATTTGCAATCTTCAAGAAACACTCACCAATGTAGCGAGGAATAGGTGGTTTGGTATCCCAAGTCTTTGACCTATCTTCTTTCGTTGGATTTCTCCCATACTTTTGAATAAAAGTTCTCTCAACTTCACTGTGATAGTTAATTAGAGCTGCTAAAAACTCTTTATTATTGACGTAGTGTTCTGATCTTTGTCTTCGAGACATAACTCCAGTACTAATCATAAGTTTATCTCATAATATGTATGAATTCTACCACCTTATCGAATAGTTGACAAGTTCTCAAAACCGAGTATAATAACCTTTGTGGAGGTTGAAAAGATTATATTAAGAGCTTTTAAAGATCTTTTCTAATATCTCTTTAGCATCATTTACGTTTGCTAGATATCCCATTCTTCTATTAAGTTTCTGACTGTCACCATCTTCCATGGAAGATTGACGTACAAAACTTTGATACATCATAATCATTTCAATATCAGAAGATTCGCTAAGTGTCAAAACGTCTTCCATATTGATTATAAAGATATCATCGGTTGAAGTTTTTAACCAGGGTTCCAATTTATACCCAACAATACCAGTTCTTCCTTTTATTTCTTGAACAATAATTGGAGTAGATACTAACAGGAAAGTTCTATCATCTTCTTCAGATGCTGCTACCTTTGCAAAGATTTCTTCGCCTGTTTTTAATTTTAATGTTGCATAAAAATCTTCTTCTATCATTTTTTTAACTGAATTGTGATTATCTCATAATTAAAATTTTCTTCATTATAAATTTTAATTCGTTCTATGAAATGATTTAACGTATAATTTTTTCTTGACTTTGTACTGCAATCATCTGATATATCAAAAAGAACTGCTTTTACTTTGTCCTTTCCTTTTCTAAGAACTCGTCCAATGCTTTGAAGATTTCTGACTCTGGATTTGCTAGGTGAGGCGAAGATAACATTATGGAGATTTTTAATATTGATACCAGTAGAAAAAGTTCCATAGGAAGCAACGATAATTGCGTCGTTTTCTCTTTCTGTAATCTCTCTAACTAGTTCCCTTTCTTCAGCTCCAACTCCACCGTGTACAAAAAATACTTTACGGTTTTCGCCTTTGTCTTTATTTATCTTCTCATACAACACTGCTCCATGAGCCTCCACTCTAGCAAAGAGAACAAGAGTGTTTCCTTTTAAATCTAAAGTTAAATTTTTAATAAAGTTGTTTCTCTGCTCATGAGAAATAAGATATTGTACTTCATCCTCATAAGTTTCAAAATTTTGTGGTGGATGTTTAAGAACAAGACATTGAATATCGAGTTGAGAAAGATGTCCTTGTCTCATCAATTCATCAGTTCTTGTAACCTTATATGATGGACCAAATAGTCCTTCTAAAACCCACTTGTGTGTTTGAGTACCATCAAGGGTTCCAGTGAAACCAAAACGATACTTTGCATGATGAAGTTTAGTCATAATCTGAATCAAAGATTTAGACTTGAATAAATGCGCTTCGTCTCCTATAATACAATTATATTCTTCAAAAAAAGATCTTTCCAGTTTGTATACAGATTGCCAAGTAGTAATAGTAACTGGAGCATCATTACTTTTCTCTCTACCAGAATAGATACGGTGGCAATATGAATCAGCATCCCAACCATAATCAAGGAAATCCTTGTACATCTGCTCTACAAGAGATGTCGTCGGAACAACTAAAAGAATTTTTTTCCCTCTATCCACATAATATCTTACAAGGGAATAAATCATCAGTGATTTGCCGCTGGCAGTGGGGCTTATCAATAGTTTTCTATTATGCTTTAGGGCATCATGTACTCCCTCAATCTGATATTGCCTGGGAGTATGGGCACAAATGGAATTCATGTAACCCTTAACACCTTCATACGAAATCTCCTCATTCTCTTCGTAAGGAGTTCCGTAGAATTTGTTATCTTCAAATTTATATGAGTATCCGTATTGCTTGCAAAAATTGACAAGTTTATCTAACAAACCTACATAGATCTGCTTAGAACGCATGTCATACAAATGAATTTCCCCATTCCAATTCCTGCCACGGTATTGGGGCATAAACTTTGCATTGGGAACCTCAAACTTAAAGTGATCTCTAAGTTCATATTCAATATGAGGTTCTGTTTTTATTTTTAAAAATACTTCGTTAGACTTTGATATAACAAGATTTGCTGTTGTATCAATCACATGAATCCATTCATCTAGAAATATTTATTCTTTATTTTCTGAATGAAATTTGTGATGGGCAATTACTCTATACAGTTCAGTTTTTATTTTATCTGCATGTCTATATTCCCAACTTACTTCATCCATATCCTCCATGTATTTTTCCATGGCAGCATATTGCATTTTCACATCTTCAATTTGAAAGTTAATTGAAATATGCGGTTTATCTGTATCCATCATCCTAGTCCCGCATTAAATTTCATAAACTCAATAGCATTTTTGATTTGATATGTGCGATTAGTTATTTGTTTTAGGATACTTTCAATATACACTAACATTGTGTCATAATAATCAATCTTTAGACAAATCGTAGAGAGTTTTTCATCGGCATCAAGATATTTTTGCATGGTATCTTTATC